AAGTCCATCAATTCCTGAATGTTGTCAGTCATTTCAAATTCAGGTTGAACAGGAACAACAATTGGTGTCTTTGGTGCAATTGCAGTGAAGTCAAGATCCATTTCGGGGATGACAATGTTTTCTTCAAGAAGTACAACTTCAGGTTCAACTGCATCAACAGATTGTCTTGCTCTTGTAGTCATGACATCTGCTTCCATCTTGATCCTTGTTTCCAGTGTGATTGGCTTGAAACCAAACTTCACAAATTCTTCAAAGTTCTTCTTGATGTTTTGAAAACCTAATTTAAATCTGTTCACAGACTTGTTGATTGCATCTTTTGCTGAATCAGGAAGGAAAGCAAATGCAGTTCTAAGTGATTGAAACAGAACAATTGCACCTGCCACATATGGATTCATTCTTCCAATTGCTTTCCCAATTAAGGCAAAAGCAGGAACTGCAACTTTCTTGATGGTCAAAAATGAACTGATCAAAATACTTAGTCCAACCATCAATGGTGCAGTGACACCAAGTGCAACTGCAATCTTTGTGATGGCAGATCTTGTTTCTTTAGACATATTTGAAAAGGCATCAGCCACACCTTTCACTGAATCAATTCCTTCTTTTAATACAGGGAGAATATCTTGACCAAATGTGATTCCGATATCTTTCAGGTTGCCAACAAGAATACCAACCTGTGATGCAAATGTTTCATATCTCTTTTGTGCTTCATCAGTCAATGCAGTGTTTTCAATGAATGCTTGATCAGCAACATCAAATGCCTGATCTAATTGATCAAGATTGGAAATGACCTTTCCAAATTCTCTTTGAAGTCTTTGATCTGCAAGACCCAACTGATCAAGAACCATTGTTGTTGACTGTCCATCTTCTTGAATCCTTTTCAGACCTGCCAAGAATTGAACGATTGCACCACCTGCATCATCCCTGAATGATTGTGAAAATGCTTCAACAGTCATACTTGCAGTTTCTGCAAACACTGCAAGATCTTCATTGCCTGTCAACACTGCATCCCTGATTGTGAATGCAGTCTTTTGGAATGCAGTTGCTGATGCTTCCACGTTACCACCTGATGAAGCAATGGCAGTTGCAAAGGCAAGAACATCTGATTCAGACAATTTCAATGCACTTCCAAAACTTGCAAGAGAAGTCCCAATCATAATGATTTCAGATTCTGTTGAAGCAAAATTGTTCCCAAGTGCAACAATTGCTGAACCCAAGTTTGAAACATCAGACTGTGCAGTCCCCATGATGTTCATGAATCTTGCAATGGCAAGACTTGCTTCTTCACCTGAAACATTGGTTGTGTCACCCAACATTGCCATCACTTTTGTGAATTCAACAATGTCTTTTGACTTGACACCAAGTTGACCTGCAACACCTGCAAGTTTGTTCAGTTCATTGACAGATGTTGGAACTTCTTTGGCAAGTGATCGAATCCCTTTTTCAATGTCTGCAAATTCTGCATCAGTTGCATCGACTGTCTTCCTTATGTCAGCAAAGGATGATTCAAAGTCTGATGCTAACTTGACAACACCTGCACCAATTCCTGCCAATGGCAATGTCAGTCTTGTAGTAAGTGTCTTCCCTAATGCTCCAACATTCTTGCTGAACCTTTGAAGTGTGTGTTCAGCATCACCAATCCCTTTTGACAGATCTTTAATGTCTGCACCGATTTCAACAAATAGCTTTGCAATCATCGCTTTTTCCTTGCTTGTCTTTTCTTGGATTGGTTAAGTATATCCAAAACCTGATCTTTGGTCAACTTATCTTTTTTGATTTCATCAGAATCCAAAGGAAACATCTTTTGTGGTGTGATCTTCTTCCTTGTCTTGTTGTCAAGTCCTGAAAAGATACTGATCAGATATGCATTGTGCCTCATGACATCAAAGTCATGTTTCACATTGATTGCAAATGCTTGTGCCATCAGATTGAAGTCATACAATGTTGTTGACCTTATTTCATCAGGCTTCATGCCCATCCTAAATCCAAAGATCAGGATGTCATCAATGGTTTCTACTTTGTTGACACCACCTTTTGTGGTGTTGCCACGTTTCCCATTGATTCTTTCAGTAATTCAAAGACTTGATTCAAGACACTGAAGTCCATTGATCCAATCTGTTCAGAAGTCAGTTCTGTACCACCCGAAGAAGAAAGACATTGAATGAAAAGTTTGATGTTTGAAACCTTGTTCAAGGCTTCTTCCAAACCATCCAATCCAATGCCAACTTCATCAGTGAATGTTTCCAATGCATTCAGGTCGAATTTGAAGGCAATCTTCTTGCCATCAATGTTGATGTGTTTGATACCTTTCATATTAAGAAACTACAACTTCAGACAATGCACCATTTCCTGTGAAAGAACCTGTCAATGTACAAGTATCTTCATTTGAAGCTACAACAGAAACAGAAGCACATGATGCATTTCCTTCATATGAAACACCTGTTGAACCATCAAATGAACCTGCTAATGGTACAAATTCAATGTCCACATTTTCACGATTCAGTATGTAGTTGACAACATCCTGAACACCACCTGTTGTTCCTGTTTCAAAATCTGCAAGACCATCAAGATCCACAGACCAAGATTTTTGACCTCTGATGTGTTCTGCCCATCCTGCTGATCCCTTGTGAGATGCATCAGGAAGATCCATGTCAATATTCAAAGTGCATGAAGTTGACAATGCAAAGGGATCATTGTTGTCCCTTAGAAGAATTAAAGTTCCATTTATTGCTGACATAATTATGTAATTTTATGATGTTAAAGTTTAAACTTTGCAGAAAAGATATCAAAAAAATTTGAAACTGTCACTTTTCTTCAATAATGTGTCCAAATCTCAATTCCCTGATGTAGTATGTGAAAGTACTTGTTCTTTCTTTTCTTGACAGATCTGATTCAACAACTGAAGTGATCACATTAAAATTCGTCAGATTAAAGGGAACAGGTCTTGTCCTGACTATCTGCTTGACTTGATTGACAATATTATTGATTTTTGATCTTGTCCCTGTGTCAGAAGAAAATCTGTCCACAACAGACATACTGAATGAACCCCTGTCTTGAAAAGTTTGTTTTGTTGAATCATCATTCAGATTTGTATTTCCGAACTGTATATGTGGATATGTTGCAGTTGCAGGTACTTCATCATAAACAGGAACAGGTGTTCCCGATAGTGTCACATTGTTGTTCAATAGTGTATAGTATGCAACTTGCAATTCTGTGGTTGAATCTTTAGACATTTTGGACAAGGTAAATTGTGAAGTCAATTGTTGCAGGTGCAGTTCCTGCTTTTAGCTTTGCAAAAAATATGATATCAGTTTCTTCTTCAAACTTCAATGGTGAACTAAAATTGATTGACTGAACACCTTTTGCAGAACTAATTTCTGTGACCAATCTCATTGGATCATATGGTGCAGTTGTGTTCAGGACTCCATTTCTTTGAAACAACAAAATTTCAGCTTCCTTGTCGCTTTCAATTGATGATGTGATATCTGTTATGAAAGCACTGTACCCTGTTGGAACTGTGTATGCACCAATCTGTGATTGTCCCCTTCCAAAAGTATTGATTGCTATTGTTGACCACACATCACCACCACCTGTTTCTTGAATAGTCAATGTACCTGCATGACTTTGTGAAGCCTGATGTGCATATGTCCCTGATGTTGCCACCTGCCATCTGTACAATCTAAACAGTGAATCAGGAAGTGCAACTGCACTTGTGCCATTTAGAGAAACTGTATTTGTAACAAAGACAAGATCTGATCCACTTATTGCAACACCCTGATATGTGATTGATCTTGCACCTGTCCCTGTTGATGTATCATTTGCATTGTCAGAAACAACTTCAAGTGAAGTGTTTGATGTTGGTGTTCTGAAAAAACCTGATTCACAAATTGGTGCAAAAGAACTGCCTACCAAACTATTTCTCCCAAATTTATGAATTGATGTATGATTTGGGACATCACCTTTTGACACCTGAACCCCAAAGTCAAGTGTTTTCTTGTAGTAGTCAACATGGCTATTGAATGTATAGTCAGCAACATTGATGTATGAATTGTCTTCCTTGATGACCCTTCCTGTGGTCTTGTGCATCTTGGCAATTCCATATGTGTTGAAACTATCAGGCATTTTTTGCACCAAGTTCTTTTTTGATGTTCTTGATCAACTTTGGATATAATTTATTAAATGCAGGAAATAAAAATGGTTGTGCCTTGATCCCTTTGGTCAGTATATGCAAAACAAGGTAGTCAAGATCTTCTTCAGGAATGTTCTTAAATCTTCCCCAATTTTTGATTGATTCTTCTGCTTCTTTGAATCCACCTTTTGATTCACCACCTTCAAATTGCTTTGCATAGTCTTCAAGACCTGAAGGGATGTCCACTTTGCTTTTTGTACCAAATTCAACATATGGCGCATAGTGTGTGTCAGCAACAACAATCCTTTTCATTTCTTCATCCTTCTGTGTCTTGATGCTTCCTCTCAATACACTGTTCACACCTTTTGGTGCATTCAGTTTTGCTTCAGATTCAACAAGAAGTGCATTGTCTTGAACAAGTCTGTCCACTTTCTTTTCAACTATTTGACTGTATAATTTAGAAGCAGAAATGAACTTCTTGATTTCACCTTGTTTTAGTTTTGCAGTGATCATTGTGTGACCTCTTCAACTGCATACAATTCTGTGTATGTATGTTCTTCTCCTTTGTCCCTTGCGTATTCTATATTGAAAGTCCTTCCATCATATATAATTCTCAAAAGAAAATCATATGTGGATCTGTCATATCCACCACTTACAAAATCATCCCTGTATCGTGTTATAATCTTGTACTTGACACTTCCCTTCAGTCCACCAATTTCATACGCTTCACGACCTGATATGGCTTCTATCTTACCCCATACAGTTGCAAGATCATTCCAATCTTGTGTGTTTCCACCCATCCCATCGGATGTCAATGAATAATATTGGACAGTGAATCTTTGCTTCATCATCCCAACATTGTATGATCTGTTTTTTGTCTTCATTCATCACCCAAGTTTTGAATATCTTTTGAAGTGTTGCTTTGATCCATTTGGAAGTTCATTGACTGATCCATCAACAAGATCCTGTCTATCTTCATAGGAAGAAAGAACTGCTTTTTTCAAACCAATAGTGATTCCATTTGGGATGCTTGTATATCCTGCAACATAGGTGACTTTCAATCTAATTCTTGAAAATGGATATTCACTGTCATAAATCTGATTCATAACCAATGTATCACCTGTCAAGTAATAGTCAGATCCTGAAGTCAGTGTTGTTTCTGTCCCATCATCATCCACTGTCTTCACACTTGTGATGCTTTGAACAGGAAACAATGGAAGACCAACCCTTTTTCCAAAACTTTCAAATTCTGCAACAACTGATTTTTCAATCAACTGAAATGAATATGTTTGTTCAGTAATATCAATAACTTCTGCAACAAGATCAGCAATCAGGGAATCATCAGTTGATGTATCAACTTTCATCCATGCTTTTGCATCAGCAGTTGACAACACATCTGTGGATGCATTTGTTCCTGTTTCTGTTGTGCTAACAGTCACAACACCATTCCGACCATAGTCAGGTGTAGAAAGTGATGCCCTAAGAAATGCCATTGTTCAATTCCTCAACAAGTTTTTCTGCTTTCGTTTTGGGTAATCTGTCAATGATTTGATTTCCCTTTTTCACATAATACATTGTCTTTGTGTTTGCATCCTTTTCCATGTGATGCTTTGCAGTATTGGAATAAGGTCTTTTATCTTCTTTTGAAACATATAACAAACCCCTTTCCAACATTGAATTCATTTCATTTTTTGGTGCAACAAAAGGATCATCAATTTTGTATGGTGTTGATTTGTACCTGAAATTTTTTCTGCATCTGTACTTCATGATCAATGTATTTGTTTGTAAGAAAAAGAAGGATGGCAGGGAATCGAACCCTGCCAAGTTCCAAACATCCTTGGGGTAATATTAAGAATTACCTGCGTTAGTGATAGCAGTTGTGAAGTTTCCAAATGCACCTGCATTAGGCAAGTAAGTTGGAAGTGCTAAACGACCACTGATCTGAACAGTCACAAGATCTTTGACCACATTGTCTTGATCTTGCTCATAGAATCGAACCTGCATTGATTCACGATCAAATAAGGTTGTCAACTGTGCAAAGTCAGCAATCAAGAAGTCATCAGCATCGCCATCAGTGTCATTTATTGCATTGGTTGCAATAATAGGAACACCACGAACAATTGGGCTTCTTGTACCAAACACAACATCATTTGGGAAGATGTAGCGACCATCAGCATCTTTTCGTCTTATCATTTCATAAAAACGACCAATTCCCATCATGATTGCAGATGGTCGATAGTTTCTATTTTCGATCTGCTTGATAGCTTCAAGAATTACATCATGCTCCTGTGCATCTGCATCACCTGTGTACAGGTCAAGTGCATAGTCAGTTGAAGTCACAGTCAATCCATAAGTACTGTCATAAAGAAGATAAGAATCTTCCTCTTTCATGTACTTTTCCATTCCACGAAGTGAAATGTGACTTGCAAGACCAGCAGTGTCATTCAGTGCTTCTTTAGAAACTCTGAAGTGTGCAGATATCTTTTCAACTACTGCATCAGTTGCAGTCAAGTCAAAGTCATTCTGTCCTGATGCATCACCTTCAGCAGTCACACCTGTATTGTCAGTGAAGTTGCTTTCTTTGATATATCGGATTTTATCACTGTTGGTTGTTCCTGTTGGTAAGAATTGACGAACATGAACCTTTCGTTCTGCATCGTATTTCATACCTGCAACATAGTCAGCAGGCACAACATCACCTGTGTATGCATCTGCTTCAGTGATGACTGCTTTGGTATTCATTGTGAAACCTGAAGTCTGACCTGCTTTGAAAGCCTCGATCATGTCTTGTGTTCCTTTTGACTCCAATGCTTCTTGCATTTTAGAACGGAATGATCCACCATTGCTTCCTGCACCCATTCTGTTTGCAGATTTTTCAATTGCTTCAATTCGTTCTTTTTGGCTTGAAATCATAGATTCGATGTTCTTGATTTCATTTTTGGTGGCTTCATCAGCAACACCTGCACTTTTAACTTCTTCTTGAAGTTTTTCATATCGGCTTTCTAAATCAGATTTTAAGCCATCCATGTGACCTTTCACCGATTCAAGACCTTCTGATAACGTTTTTTCTAAGTCCATTTTTCAAATGATTTTTGGATTGATATTTTATTGTTGAATTGTTCAAACATCTTTTGGATCATATCGGCTTCATTTTCCAAAGTGATACTGTCTTGAATCGGCTTTGCATCCTGAAGTGATTTTCTGAATGTTTCTTCAAGGTGTTTGATTTGTTTTTCAATAAGCAAGAAAGTGTCATCTGTATAGTCACCTTCATACCATGCTTTTGAAAGTCTTTTGTATTGATCAACTGCATCTTTGTGGCTTCCCTTAGCCATCCCACCAAGTGCCATTTCATTTGCACCCCATGTCACAGTTGATCCTTCCCACATTTTACATTCTTTGACAATATAGCAATCATCATTGTTTGAATATTCTCTTTGTACAAAGTTGATGCCAACACTGTGTTCTTTCAAGACACCATCCCTGTACAACTTTAGAACATCAGTCCCAAGTTCAGTGTCTGTGATCATAGTCTTGAAATAAAGTCCTTTTTCATCTTCCACCAACACCATTGGTTTCCCAAGAACCATCAGTGGATCATGTTGATACAAGTGCATAATTCTGTTCTTGCCACCTGCACCATTTTCTTCAATGGTCTTTTTGAATGCACCTTTGACAAGAACATCACCATCAGAATCCTTGAAGTCAAAGACACTGAAGTACCCTTCAACAAGTCTTCTGTCAATGTCAACATCCTTGATGGATGAAGTTGTGTTTTTCAATACATATGGTAAGTCCATAGCTTTTCCCTGTCTTTGTTCTTCAAGTTCAATGTTTCTTTCATGACTACTGCAAGCCATAAAAAATGTTTCACCATCCATTGTGTGTGTGTGTGTTCCTGTACAACCTAAGAAATCAGCATATTCTTCTGCTTCTTCTCTAGTTCTAAAATAAGACAATTGCTCATTCTTTTCTTCATCATAATCATATGACTTTGATGATTGTGGATGACCTTTTGGAAGAAGATCTGTGTCATGCTTGCCCGATTTGAACTTGCCATTTCTCAAACAGTACAAAAAACTGTTGACTCTGCCCATTGCCCACTGATTTGCAGATGTCACATTTGGTCTGACTGATTGTGGATTTGTTCTGTATGCACCAAGACCTCTGTCATAAACCTTTTTCAGTGTGGTGGCAGTTGTTCTTTTAGAAGCAACATCACCAACATCATCATTGTGTTCTTTTGCTTTTTCTCTTAGTGTGTCAATCAATGCTTTTAGTTCTTTAACCGATCCACAATCACAATCACCACAGTCAGGACACATTGATTTTTCCTCATCAATTTGTTTTGATTTTCTTATCGCCCAATCAACACCTTCTGTTCCACCCCATGCATCCCATGCAATACCACCACACCCTTCATCATAGGGAACATCCTTGTTCTGTCTGTGCCTATTGAATTGTGCCATTCTTTTCACAACATCTGCTGATAATGCTTCACCACTTGCAAGTTGTCTTGCTCTTGCAAAACCAACTTTTGTCAGGCAGTTTCTTGGATTCCCTGATTCTTCAAGGTATTTCAATGCCCTTCTTGCATTTGATGATGCTTTTTTTGGATAATCTTTGTATGTCATTGATCAATAAGTTTGTTGAAATGTAGCAACATTTGAATTCTTTTACAATTTTTTGCATTTTAATTCGATCAAATCATTTAAAATCAATGATATGAATGCAAAAATCAATTTTTCAGAACTTTTTGAAAGGGTTTCACAACAATTGGAAAACAATTGGTATGTTGAAAAATCAGATATCATGATACTGTTGATGATGGCAATGTCTTATCATACTTCAGGTCATAAATCTGATTTGCAATATGATTCTGATTGACACAATTTTTTGATTCCATCCTGTGAATTGACTGAAGCACATTTGTTGCAGTCATTTTCAACCAAAAGATCTTGTGTTCTGCACAAATGATCCTGACACCCTTTTTTGCTATTTCCAAAGAAGCCATCAGATCAGACATCCTGAAATAATTCCATTCTTTTGGATCAAATTTGATGGTGTCTGTATGAAATGCACTAACACCTGTGCCACAAACATCAATTTCAAAATCACCATTCACATCCCTTAGACATTGGTATGAAATGTGTCCTGAATAATAGTTCAGATCCAATCCTCTTAATTTTCTTCCATGAAAGGTAATCCATGTTTTTGGATATTTCTTCATGTACCATTTGATCCTGTCAACATAGTCAGGTGGATAAATGATGTCATCATCACATGAAAGATATATCCCTTTGCTTTCAGGAAGCCAAAAGAACTTCCCATTGTCAGTCATGTCTTCACCTGTTGTGACCTGAACCTTTGGATGATCAATCTTTGGTTCATAGTCATTTGCATATATCCTGACAAGATCCACTTGATCAACAAGTGAATCAACAACCTTCATCAGTTCCAATCCCCTTGCTTTGATAGTTGCTAAGTTTGCAGTGATCATTTCTTTGCAATCATATCAGTTCCAATTTTTCTCACTTTGTACCCTGCATTTTGAAGTCTTCTGACAATCTTTTGAATTTCCTTTCTGTGTGTCAATCCATTGTCTTCAAATTTAATCACAGAAGGTCTGAAATCTACTGTGTCAAGGTAGTCATTCAGGATCACTGAATCATGTCCTTCAGTGTCAATTTTAAGTTCCCTGAACTTGTTAATGTTATGTCTTCTCAATACATTTGCAATTCTGTCCACCTTCACAACACTGCTTTTGATGTAGTCCTTACCAAGTACACCAACCTTGTTGAATAGTATCTTTTCAATTGTTGGATGTGGCTTGTTCACTGAATTGCAACCCCTTGCCCAATTTGGAAGACCAAGTTTTTCAATGTCTTCAGGTTCAAGATAAAAAATGTGTATTTCACCAACCCTGTTTGAAATAGCAATGTTTTCTTTTCTGCAATCAGGAAGCCTGTCAAAATATGGTTTCACAGGTTCAATGAACAGACCGTCTTCAATTCCTGCAAGTGTCCTGAAATCTGATGTACCTATTTCAACAATCATTGCTTCACATTTTCAAACAGTGAATCAATCTGATCCTGAACATACATGACCATGTCTGTTCTGTATGAAACAAAAAAAAGAAGAAGGATGGTTGCAAGTTTCCAATCATAAATAAATGCAAGTATAATTGATAAAATAAATGTAATTATTCCAAGCCTGTTTGATGTTGTCTTTGTCATTTGTACCTGTTTCTTATTTCTTTGATTGCTTTGATTCTTTTCTTTCTGTATTCTTCTGTCTTTGCAAATGATTTCTGTTTTTCATGAATCCTGTGTACATACACAAATTCATTGACATATCCAATTTTTGCATCATGCTTCAATAGGTTCATGTGGTAGTCAAGTTCTTCACCTGTCCAAAGTGATTCATCCCACTGAACTTTTTCATGAAGATCCGTTTTGTACATTCCTGTCCCACCAAAGATGTGATTCTTTTCAACAAGATCCTGAACTGTTGGTTTCTTTTTTTCAGGTGTTCTTGCAGATGCAACAACTGATCCATACACAATGCCATTGCCATGAATGAAATCATTGTCTTTCATTGCCTTCATTCTTAGTTCAACAGAATCAACAGGAAGAATGTCATCATCACAAAGATACACCCAAAATTCAGTTGTACATTTTTCAATTGCCCTGTTCAGATTGTACCCAACACTGTTGTCTGATTGACTTAGTATCAAATCACATTCAACAGTTTGTTCATGAACTGATTCAATTGCTTTTTCAAGAAAACCCCTGTCTTTGACATATGGAATAATGACTGTACAATTCATCTGATTGGAAGATTTGGGTTCAGTTCCCTTTCTTTTGGATGCATCATGGATGGATGGTGATCTGTCCAAGAAAGACTTTTGACAGGTCTGTACATGGGAATGTTGTTTTTCTCAAATTCATGTGTTTGACTTTTTCCTACACCTGAAGACTGATTCCATTTGTAGAAATTTATCATTGAAATTTGTGGTTGTGTGAAGTTTATTGCTTCAAGTGCTTGTCTGTTGCAGAAATATCCACAATCTACAAAATGACACAGGACAGTTTCAACATGAAAAATGTCAACATCCTTTTCTTCTTTCTTTGACCAACCATGCTTGATTCCATTGTTGTGGAAGTTGTATGCATATGCACCTGATGCATCATTGTGGATCTTCATCATGTCATCAGTCCACACATCCCACCAATCATCAGGCATGAATGCAAAGAAGTCATCATCAGATTCCTTGCAGATATCAAAGGAATATTTCCAATTCTTCCACCATTGTTCTTTTCCCTTGTGTTCCAATTTGTGGAATTCACAGTGATCAACAAAGGGCATTGGATCAAAATCAGATCCATCATCAATGACAACAATTCTTTGATCAGGAAGTTTTTCTTTTAATTCATGAACAAGTCTTTGCAACATTGGTTGCCTGTTGTATGAAAAGATGGTGATCATTCTATTTCAAATACCCTGTCATCAAGATCAAATTCTTCTGCCCATTCAAGAATTTCTTTTCTTTGTTGTTCTGTCGCTTGTTCTGAAATAATGTATTCACCATCTTCAATGGTGAACAAGTCTTCATGTGGTGGTGGTGCAATCATTTTTGTCCTTTGTATTTTTCAATGAATCTTTTCACTATAAAATCAGTGTTTTCATCTCTGAATCCTGAATAGTGTCTTTCAAATGCTAATGTCACAAGTTCTGCCCAATCTTTATCTTTATTAAATGCATACGTCACATATCTTCCCATTGATTCAGCAATCTCCAAAAACTTTTCTTTGCCATGTATTTCAATCATCTCTTCTGCAATTTCTGACGAAAGTGAAAGATATTTTTTTTCTCTGACCCAATTGCCATATGTAGAATGTTTGTACACATTGTCCTTGTTCAAGCCCAAGTGTTTCTTCATGGAATAGGTGAAGTCATAGTGATGGATCATCTCATGAAGATATGTTGTCATATATGAAGAACCTTGATTCCATTTTGATGGTGTATTCAATTTCTCCAATTCCCAAAATCCAACACCATTGAATTTCCTTGACATGGAATTCAGTTTCACATATCCATCAAGCTGAACATTTTCATACCCTTCATAAAATCCTGCATTTGTGGATGCTTCTCCCCATCTGTTTTTTGAACTAATAGAATTTATTTGTTTGAATGATTGTGGATGTTCACCAAGTGTATCAACAAGATATTGATGTTGCTTTGCCATTTCTTTGAAGCCATCATTGGTGATGTTTCTTGGCAGTTTTTCAATACGAACATCAAACTGTTCAACAAATTCAATGAATGTCTTTCTGTTTGTGACAGAAGACACGCCAACTGCAAGTGCATTTGCAAGTTCTTCAATCTGAATGTCTTCTTCTAAAACATCAGAAGACTGATTTTGTTCAGGTTCAACATATATCTGTGTACATCTGCAATTGATTGTGTTTGATGCATCTGCACCAAGACTATCATCAGATGGTACAAGAAGATAGTTGATCCTTCCATCAATACCTGTCAGGACAAATGGATCATCAATTGCAATTGGTTGATCTCTTTCAGGTGCAAAATGATCCCACATATTTCCCTTGATGTGTGACCTTACCCTGTCATCCCTGCTTGACAACCACTTCTTCATCAGCTTTGTACCTGATTCTTTTGCACCCATCAAAGAACCCATGTTTGACCCTGCAATGATTTCAGTCCTTCCAATCCTTCTTGCCCTGTCCATGCTGAATGCAAAGTCCATTGGAAGAATCCTTCTTGCAAAGTCATCCACTGAAAGACCACCAATCAATGCCTGTTCAACTTGCTTCAAGACCCTTTTCTTTGTGTAGGCATCAACACCTGCAATCTTGTTTGTTGTATTGTACTTCAACCATTCCTTGATCAGTTTTTCCCAATCAACACCTGTCTTCTTGGCTTTCTTGACAAATTGATTGTATGTTTCAAGTGCAAATGGCTTCATCACTTTCAAATACACTTTTTCATACGCTTCCACAATTGGTTCTTCCCTGTACATCAGATCAATGTCCACATCAAAAGACTGTGTCCTGATCATTTCATCCAAATATGGTTGAATGGATTTCTTCAAACCCTTGTGAAAGACATCAG